GACATTGAGAAACAGAAGGCGGAAGAGACGGGTATGTCGGCCATTCAGGACGACAGGTACCGCATGCTGGAGATGCACGTCAACCTAAACCTCAAAGGGTACGAGCATAAGGACAAGAAGAAGCGTGATACAGGTATCGCTCTGCCGTACGTGGTGACCATTGAGAAGGGCACGCGCAAGGTGCTGGCCATCCGACGCAATTGGTACGAGGGTGACAAGCTGCATATGAAGCGCAACCACTTCGTGCATTACCAGTACATCCCGGGCTTTGGCTTCTATGGCTACGGTCTGATCCACCTGATTGGTGGCTACGCCAAGAGCGCAACGATGCTGATTCGTCAGTTGGTGGACGCTGGCACGCTGTCAAACCTGCCCGGGGGTCTGAAGTCTCGCGGGCTGCGAGTCAAAGGTGACGACACTCCGATTGCTCCGGGTGAGTTCCGAGATGTGGACGTGCCATCTGGGTCGATCCGCGACAACATCTTGCCACTGCCGTACAAAGAGCCGAGTCAAGTTCTCTACACACTGTTCAATCAGATCGTGACTGAGGGTAGGCAGTTCGCTTCTGCTGGCGACATGAGCGTCAGCGATATGAGTTCTCAAGCTCCAGTAGGCACTACCTTGGCGTTGCTTGAGCGGCAGTTAAAAGTAATGGGCGCTGTCCAAGCGCGTATGCACTTCTCGATGAAGCAGGAGTTCAAGCTCCTCAAAGTAATCATCGCAGACTATACGCCCGAAGAGTATGACTACGAGCCTGTGGACGGCTCGCGTATGGCTAAGAAGTCCGACTACGACATGGTCGATGTCATCCCGGTGAGTGATCCAAATGCTGCCACGATGGCGCAAAAGATCGTTCAGTATCAGGCGATCTTCCAGCTCGCGCAAGGTGCGCCTCAGTTGTATGACTTGCCTCTGCTACACAGGCAGATGATCGAGGTGCTGGGCATCAAGAACGCGGCCAAACTTGTGCCAATTGAAGATGACATGACGCCCACCGACCCAATTACGGAGAACCAGAACCTGCTGACTCAAAAGCCGGTCAGGGCGTTCATTGAGCAGAACCATCCAGCGCACATTCAAGTGCATATGAGCGCCATTCAGAACCCGAAGATTCAGCAGGCAATGCAGGGCAACCCGCAAGCGCAGCAGATTTTTGCGGCTGCTATGGCGCACATTAACGAGCACATTGCGATGGAGTACCGTCGTCAGATCGAAGAAGCTATGGGTATGGTGCTACCCGGAGAAGATGCCAACAAGGAGATCCCGCCGGAGATGGCCGATCAGATTGCCATCAAAGCGGCTCAGGCATCGCAGCAGTTGCTCCAGCGTGACCAGCAAGAGGCCGCGCAGAAGCAAGCCGAGCAGCAGATGAAAGACCCTGTGATCCAGATGCAGATGCAAGAGCTTCAGATCAAGATGAAAGACCTTGAACTCAAAGCGCAGAAGCAAGCCGCTGACGCAACAGCTAAAGCCGACCAGCTTGAGATTGAGATGGCTCGCATTGATGCGCAGAAAGAGATCGCTGCTATGCAGATTGCTGCCAAGCAAGAAAGTGATGGAGCCAAGCTTGGAGTAGATGTGGCTAAGTCCAAAGCTCAGATGGCTCAGTCACAAGTGCAAGCGCAGCGGCAGTATATACAGCAGATGCGGCAGAGACAGTCCCAACCACCTAAGAAGGAGAAAACGTGAACGATTCCATCCATGCACTAGCGCATGTGCAAAAAGAGATTGAGAAACTTCGGCAAGAGCAGGTCGCGTATGTGGCCGCTAGCCGTGCTGACACGTTCGAGGAATACAAAAAAGTCTGCGGGGTAATCCGGGGTCTTAACCTTGCAGATTCCATTATCAATGACCTCGTGCAAAGGATGAACGATGAGTGAGTATGACGTGTCCGCAGTAGACCTTTCCGGCATTCTTAACAAGAGCGCCGAGGAGAAGGCCAAACAACTCCCTGACCCAAAGACGTATCACATGTTGTGTGTCGTTCCTGAGGCGATGGCGGAGTATGAAGACAGTGAGATTCTTAAGTCTGCACAAACCATGCACTATGAGGAGGTTTTGACCCCCGTGTTGTTTGTGGTCAAGCTTGGCCCTGACTGCTACAAGGATGTAACTCGCTTTCCGAGCGGGCCGTCTTGCAAAACCGGCGACTTTGTCGTTGTACGACCCAATTCAGGCACCCGCTTGAAGATTCATGGCCGAGAGTTCCGTATCATCAACGATGAGTCGGTTGAGGCTGTTGTTGAAGACCCGCGTGGGATTACCCGCGCTGCATAAGGAGTGACAAATGGCAACCAAATCGTTTGAAGAAGAGGTGTTTGAGTTTCCTGACGAGCAGGAAGCCAAGCAAAAGCTCAAGAAGGACAGCCCCGAAGACGAGCTTGCAGTAGATATCGAGGACGATACTCCCCCTGCTGACCGTGGGCGCAAACCAATGAAGGAACCCGTGGAAGACCCCACGGAGGACGAATTGGCCAACTATGACGACAAAGTCCAAGCGCGGATTAAGAAGTTCACTCGTGGGTACCACGATGAGCGCCGGGCCAAGGAAGAAGCCCTGCGCGAGCGCGAGGCTGCTGAGCAGTTTGCCAAGCAGGTGTTTGAGGAAAATAAGCGTCTCAAGCAACAGCTTTCTAACGGCAGCAAGGCGTATATTGCAACTTCTAAAACCGCCGCACAGGCAGAGCTGGAGTCAGCAAAAGACAAATACCGCAAGGCGTACGAGGCTGGCGATGCCGACGGTATTGTGTCTGCGCAAGAAGCCGTTGCTAAAGCTACGGTCAGGCTGGATAAAGCGGAAACGCTCAAGCCAATTGAGGTGGAAGAGAAAGAAGATTTCCGCCCTGCTAGGGCTGAACCTGCCGCACCTACAGTCAGCCCACGCACAAAACGGTGGCTAGATACCAACAGCGATTGGTTTGGTCCGGATGAAGAGATGACGTTGGCTGCAATGGGTATTGACAAGAAGTTGCAGCGGGAGTATGGTGTGGAATATGTAGGTACGGAAGAGTACTTTAAGACCGTTGACCGTACCATGCGAAAAAGATTTCCTGAGTACTTTGAAACTCAGAGCCAAGAGGAAGATGACCCGCCTCCAAGAAAGAGGTCAGTTCCGGTGGAAGAGGACGATGAGCCTCCACGCCGTGCTACAAAACCAGCAACTGTGGTGGCTCCGGCCTCTCGCAGTTCTTCGCCTAGTCGTGTGAAGCTAAAGGCTTCCGAGGCCAACCTTGCTCGTCGCCTCGGAGTACCTTTGGAGCAATACGCAAAACAGGTTGCTTTACTTAATAGAGGTGGATAATGGATGATTTGAGTCAACTTGACGCTCCCCAGCGCCAGAACCGCGCACCTCGTGCAATGGAGTCGCGTGAAAAAAACATGCGTCCCCAAGCGTGGCGTAATCCGGAAGCACTTCCTTCTCCTGACGACCGTCCGGGCTGGAAACATCGCTGGATTCGGTTGAGCATTATGGGCTCTGACGACCCCAAGAATATCTCTAGTAAGTTGCGCGAAGGATACGAACCCTGCAAAGCAGAGGAATATCCTGAGCTTATGTTGCCTGCCATTGACAATGGTCGCTTTAAAGGTGGCCTTGAAATTGGCGGGCTGTTGCTTTGCCGTATCCCTGAAGAGTTTCTAAAGCAGCGTATGCAGCACTTTGATGCTACGAACAAGGCTCAGATGGAATCGGTGGACAACGCCTATCTCAGTGAAAATGATCCTCGGATGAAGAAGTTCTCTGAACGAAGCACCAAGGTCACTTTCGGTTCTGGTTCATAAATTTTTAGGAGTCTTTCATGGCTTTTCCCACCGTTGACCGTCCTTACGGTCTAAAGCCGCTCAATCTGTATGGTGGTACACCCTTTGCAGGTGCTACTCGCCAATATCGGATTGCTTCGGCGTACAACACGAGCATCTTCTATGGTGACCCCATCGAGATGATTAACGATGGCACGATTATCAAATCTGCTATCACTACCGCCCGTGCAACTGTGACCACATCACAGATCATTGGTGTTTTCTTGGGCTGCTCTTACGTTAACGCGCAAGGTCAGACCATTTTTGCTCAGTACTTCCCAGCAAATACCACAGCCCCTACAGGTACATACATTACCGCTTATGTGTGTAATGACCCTGACACCCTGTTCAAAGCTGTGATCGCCACTGGCGCAACTGCTGACGATGTGACTTCTGGTTTGCTGCCATCCTCTACTACGCAATTTACCGTTATCGGTACTAACGTAGCATTGGTGCAGAACTCTGGTGTTACCTCAACTGGCAATAGCCGTGTTGCGGTTGCATCGTCTGCAACCACTGGAACACTGCCCATGAACGTTGTTGACGTTGTCCAAGACACGTCTTATGTCAACAGTTCTGGCAACGTTGTGTTCCCCGAGGTCATCGTTCGTTGGAACTTTGAGATTCATACCACCACTATCGCTTCTGGCGTTTGATCTAAGGAGTAAATAAAAATGGCAATTTCACGCGCACAACTGCTGAAAGAGCTGCTCCCCGGTCTGAACGCCCTGTTCGGTATGGAGTACGCTCGCTACGGCGAAGAGCACAAGGAAATCTACGAGACCGAGACTTCCGAGCGTTCGTTTGAAGAGGAAACCAAACTGTCTGGCTTCTCCGCCGCTCCGGTGAAGAACGAGGGCAGCGCAATTGCCTACGACAACGCACAAGAGGCTTGGACCACTCGCTACACCCACGAAACCATTGCTCTGGGTTTCTCGATCACCGAAGAGGCGATTGAAGATAACCTGTACGACAGCTTGTCTGCTCGTTACACCAAAGCTCTGGCTCGTGCAATGTCCTACACCAAACAGGTGAAAGCTGCTGCTGTTTTGAACAACGGCTTCTCCAGTGCCTACCCCGGTGGCGATGGTGTTAGCCTGTTCAATGCCAATCACCCGCTGGTGTCTGGTGGCGTCAACAGCAACACTCCCGGTACTCAGGTTGACCTGAACGAGACTTCTTTGGAAGCCGCCGTTATTCAGATCGCTGCTTGGACCGACGAGCGTGGCTTGCTGATTGCTGCTAAGCCCAAGAAGATGATTGTCCCCCCGAGCCTGATGTTCGTTGCTAAGCGTCTGCTTGACACCGAGCTGCGGGTATCCACTGCTGATAACGATATCAACGCGATCAAGCAGATGGGTGCGATCCCCGAGGGCTACACCGTCAACCACTTCTTGACCGACACCAATGCATGGTTCCTGACCACTGACGTTCCCAACGGTATGAAGCACTTTGTGCGCACGCCGCTCCAGAACTCAATGGACGGCGACTTTGACACTGGCAACGTGCGGTACAAGGCCCGCGAGCGTTATTCGTTCGGCTGGTCTGACCCGCTGGGTATGTGGGGTACGTCAGGTTCGACCTGATGAAAACGAAAAAGGGGCCTTGCGCCCCTTTTTCTTTTCCTGTATATTGCTTGCATTCCGGGGTTTCCGGCGTTTCTGACAGTCCCGGCTGACGACAAGCAGACAGAGCGCCCACAGTTAACTCGCTTGTGAGGATCAAATGGCAAACACCACCTTCAGCGGCCCGGTTCGGTCGCAAAACGGCTTTCAAACCATCTCCATCAACGCAACCACTGGCGTTGCCACGACCGCTCCTGTTTCTATGGGCGTTTCTGGCATTGTTGCCACCCCGGTTGCTCTGGCTGACGCCAGCGCCACTTTGACCGCCGCAGCCAACGCTGGTGGCATGGTCAACCTCGTCCCTAACGGTACGCAGGACAACACCTACACGCTGCCTGCACCTACTGCTGGCACTTCGTTTGTGTTTGTGTATGGCGGCGGCGCAGCAGATGCCACCGACTTCATCATCAACACGGGTTCGAACACCAACTTCTTTATTGGCGGTGTGGCTTTCCATGACACCGATGATGGCGCAGCTTCTGTTGTGTTCTCTGACGGCAACTCCAATTCCAAGCTGCAAGTGAATGTACCTGCCGCTGCTCAAATTACCGTGATTGCACGGGACGCCACGAACTGGCAAGTGTTTGGCACGGTGGTTGGCGCAACCGCCCCTACGTTTGCTGACCAGTAATAGGAGCGCATCATGACGATGCAATACGACGTAAAGTCGGCACACATGACCTCTTCGGGCGTGGCGGTGAACTTCCGCACACGCCTCAAGGGGGCCGTTGTGTCGGCAAACACTAGTGCGGCTACTCGTAATACCGTGTTTGCAAACAATGTGACGCAAACGGGTACTTACGGGCGGTCTACGACCACTGTGACGGTGACTATCACCAATCATGGCCTCACTACTGGGAACCGCGTTTGGTTGGACTTTTCTGCGGGCACAGGTGGTACGGCAACGGATAACATCTATTCGGTCACGGTTTCAGATGCCAATACGTTTACGGTAACGGACTCTGCCAGTGGCACCATCACCGGGTCTCCTGCGGTGTCGATGTACGCTGACATTTTGATGGAAGCAGATTCGTACAACGCAACTGCGTTTCCTGTGGTGATTCCGGGCGAAGGAATTTTGGCCAAAGACGGCATTTTTGTTGGTTTGGTCGCAAACGTAACAACCACTTTGTTCTATGGCTAAGACCGCAGCATGGACTCGCAAGGAAGGCAAGAACCCCAAAGGCGGACTCAACGCCAAGGGGCGAGCCTCCTACAACAAGGCCAACCCGGGCAAGCCCGGGCTCAAGCCACCGCAGCCCGAGGGCGGCTCACGCCGAGACTCTTTTTGCGCCCGCATGGAAGGCATGAAGAAGAAGCTGACCGGCGAGAAGGCAAAGAAAGACCCGAACAGTCGCATCAACAAAAGCTTGAGAGCTTGGAATTGTTGAGGTAATCATGGGACGCTTGAACAAACCAGCGCGGGGGAATTACACCTACCGTTCCCCCGGGCAAACAAACGCTCGGGATGTCACCCCCAATCTGCGGGAAGATGTGGTTGAGTCTCAGCGTGCGGACGCCGAGCGTATCCGCAAAGGCTTGGGCGCTGACGCTGCCCGTGAGTACAACCGTCGCCTGCAACAAGAGGCTGGTGGTCGGGCAATTTTGCGTACTGCGGGGCGTTTGGGGCACGCTGGCACTGCTCTTGGGGCTGGGTATGAAGCTGGCCGCAAGTTAGACGAGGAGACCGGCGCGGGCAAAAAACTTGTAGATGCCACTGGGCTTGGCAAGGCGGCTGAGAGGGCCGCCAAACCAAAAGAAAAAGTTGAGTTGTCTGAGTACGCCAAGCAGCGGATGGTAGAAGAAGATGTTGATGATGCTCTTCGTAAAGCTTACGCTGCTGAAGGCAAAAAGCGTGGCGGTAAGGTTTCAGCTTCTTCTCGTGGCGACGGTATCGCTAAGCGCGGCAAAACGCGGGGCAGGATGATCTGACATGAGCCAGAACCACGACACAGTCAAAAATGTGCTGGATATTGCCTCTGCTATTGCGGCCATCGGGGCTTTCCTGCAATTGTTCACGCCGGTATTTGGCCTGATTGGTGCCATCTGGACGCTGATGCGTATCGCAGAGATGGTTTCCGGCAAGACGTTTGCGGAGTTGATCCGCCGAAAGAAAGCAGATGCCGAGCAAGAGTAAGGCACAGCACAACTTGATGGCGATGGTGGCTAACAACCCCGCCGCTGCCAAGCGCAAAGGAATCCCTCGGTCTGTTGGCCAAGAGTTCATGAAGGCAGACAAGGGTAAGCGGTTTGGGTCTGGTAGTCGTGCAGACGCGCAGACAATCAACAAACCCAAAACGGATCAAGGCAAGCAAGAGTTTTTTTCAAAAGGTGGTGACACTATGGCTTCCAAAATGAACGCTGGTTTTATGGCAATGATGGCAAAGAAAAAAGGCGCACCTGCCAAGAAGATGGCCAATGGTGGTATTACCACGGCCAAAATGGGCGCTGTTCGCACCGCCGCCCCCAGCAAAGACGGTCTGGCCGCTAAGGGCAAGACCAAAGGCACTCAGGTCAAAATGTCTGGCAGCAAGCCCTTGGGTATGAAAATGGGTGGTCGCACCTGCTGATAGGAGGCCGCTATGGCTAAAAGACGTAGGTCAGCTAATGTAGGTGGCCTTGCAGCGCTTGCGGCGCTGGGGTATTTGCTTACCCGAGACAAAGGGGGCAACCTAGCCTCGGTTGAGTATCGCGGTACGGATGCTGAGCGGCTTAGGGATACTAGCCCTCAAGCGATGCACCGGGAGTCTGAGCGCAAGTATCGCAGTGACAACCCAGAACTTATGGGTGGCGCGAGCGACTTCGACGCATCAGGTTACGCAGATGACGATATGGCCACGTTTAGGCAGAGAATTGCTGCCGGGCGTGAAGGGGCAAACGTTTCCGCAGGTGAATTGGCTGCTATGTCCGGCCCTGCTATTTATCCGTCTGGCCCTGCTGGTGCTGCTGGTGCTGCTGGTGCTGCTGGTGCTGGTGCTGGTGCAGCAGCAGCTGCTGGGCGTCCTGCCCCCGCAGCTATGGGTATGGGTGACCCGGGGTATTCCCAAGCAGACTTGGCTGCATACAGACAGCGCGTTGCTAGGTCTGCTGCTCCCCCCGCCGAACTTGCATCTCCCGATGCAGATTTTATGGCTTCAGGCCGCACTTCCCCTGCTCTTAGGGATCAGCTCACCCGTACTACTCTTGGCACGCCCACTCGCCCTGTCGAGGGTGCTCCCAGCATTTATGCAGGGCCGGAGGCTTGGGCAGCGTATCGTAAACAGCAGGCAGAGCAACGAGCTGCTCAACCGACTACTCCGCAAGGCAGTGCTCGCAACATCGTGCAACAGATGCGCGAGAAGGATAAGGCCATCCTAGAGGCTGTTCGTAGGCGTCAGGCTGAAGACGAAGTTCGTGCAGAAGTAGAGCGTAAACGCAAAGCTGAACGCGAAGCCGAGCGCAAGCGCGAGCAAGCAGAGATGCTTAAACGTGGTAGGCAGACTGACCCCAACTATGGCCGTACCATACAGGAACGCAGCCAAGCTCTGCGTGCCAAAGGTGGCGCGGTCAAAGCTAAAAAAATGGCCAGTGGCGGCATGTCTTCTGCATCCAAGCGTGGTGATGGTATTGCCACCAAAGGCAAGACCAAGTGCAAGATGTATTGAGGTGACATCATGTCGGACAAATCCAAAAAGCCCAAACAGACCCTGACCCCTGCTGAACAGCAAATGATTCAGGAGGAAAAGGACAGGCAGATGGCCCCCAAGTTGGAAGGTGCTTACAACAAGGCGCTGACCACCACGGTTCCCGCTCCCGCCCCGGTTGACAAAAAAGCCAATGGTGGCGTTACTCGCGCCGACGGCTGCATCACTAAGGGCCACACCCGTGGCAAGATGGTGTAACCATGTCGAGAAAGAAAAAACTTGGCGATGCGGCCAAAGTCCTTGGGGGTCTTGGCGCGGCCTATGTTGCCAGTGAGTTTGCAAAGCCAACGGTTGTTGATTTGGGCAGTCCATTTAAACGCGACCCAGAGGAAGATTTGGAGCGTCAAAGGGCGTTTGAGCGCCTTCAGGCCAGCACTGACTCTCTTGCAAAAACATTGCCTCCCAACTTCTTGAAAAAAGATGGCGGTGTTGTCAAAGGTTGGGGCAAAGCTCGCGGCGCTCGTGCTGCCAAGGTGTACTGAAATGATGTCCAGCCGTGGCATGGGTGCCATCAACCCAAGCAAGATGCCCAAGAAGAAGGTCATCCATCGTAAGGATGATCCGAATACCGTGGACATGTACGCGGCTGGCGGCAAAACCAAATCCAAGGTCAATCAGGCTGGTGTCTACACCAAGCCGGGTATGCGCAAGTCGCTGTTTGAGTCAATCAAGTCCCGAGCAGTGCAGGGCACAGGCGCAGGCCAGTGGAGCGCCCGTAAGGCACAGCTTCTGGCCAAGCAGTACAAAGCCCGTGGGGGTGGGTACAAGTGAAAGACCCGCAGCAGTCGCTCAAAGACTGGGGTGCCCAGAAGTGGCGCACCAAGTCTGGCAAACCGTCAAGCAAGACGGGGGAGCGATATTTGCCTGAGAACGCCATTAAGGCGCTCAGCTCTGCCGAGTATGCAGCCACGACCCGTGCCAAGCGGGCAGGCAAAAAGGCTGGAAAACAATTTGTAAAGCAGCCACCCAAAGTGGCGGCTAAGACGGCAAGGTACAGGTAATGGCAAACACCTCTGGCGCTACATCCTTTAACCTCGATCTGGTTGAGTTGGTCGAAGAGGCATATGAGCGGGCTGGCTCAGAGATGCGTACGGGCTACGACCTACGCACTGCTCGTCGTTCGCTCAACATCATGTTTGCCGACTGGGCCAATCGTGGTATCAACCTATGGACGATTGAGCAGGGGATCATCCCGCTTGTTCAGGGGCAGAACACGTACGCACTGCCGGACGATACGGTGGACTTACTAGAGCATGTCATTCGTACGGGCGGGAACGTAGCCTCGACTCAAGCAGACCTGACCATCACGCGGATTAGCGTTTCTACTTACGCCACGATTCCCAACAAGATTCAGCAGGCTCGCCCTATCCAAGTATGGGTACAGCGGTACAACGGTCAGAATTCTCCTACAGGTCTTTCGATTAACCAAGTTGGGGGCATCAGCTCGACGGCTACCCAGATCACGCTCAACTCGGTCATTGGCCTACCCGCTACTGGGTTTGTCAAGATTGACAACGAGATCATCAACTACGGGTACATTCAGGGTAACACCTTATACAACTGCTTCCGTGGGCAGCAGGATACAGTTGCTGCACTGCACAATAACGGCGCTGCTGTGTATTGGGCGCAGGTGCCCGCTGTCACGGTTTGGCCCACCCCCGATGGTGCGCAGACTTATCAGTTTGTGTACTGGAGATTGCGCCGTACCCAAGACGCTGGGGGTGGTGTCAATGTAATGGATGTCCCTTTCCGGTTCATCCCATGCATGGCGGCGGGCTTGTCCTATTACATCGCCGGGAAAATCCCTAGCGGTATGGAGCGACTGCCCATGCTGAAAGCTCAGTATGACGAGGCTTGGCAGCTTGCGGCTGATGAAGACCGTGAGAAGGCCGCAATTCGGTTCGTGCCCCGTCAGCAGTTCATTGGGGGTACGTTTTAGTGGGCAATAGGTTTGCTTCTGGCAAGAACGCGATTGCTCAGTGTGATCGCTGTGATCAGCGTTTTAAGCTCACTGTGCTTAAGCGTGAGGTCATCAAGACCAAGAACTACGAACTGCTGGTGTGCCCGGAATGTTGGGACCCGGATCAGC